GTTGGATCAGGGGCGCTGAGTGCACCACTTGCGGAGCGACCGCCGGGGTTAAAGAGAAAGTGACATTCCCCGTCAGCAAAAAGCCGAAGAAGAAGAGGTTGAGAATTCGCGTGATTTAGGGCGGAGAACCTAAAGATTCAGATAACTGAATCCAAAAGTCCGTCCAGGCACCCGATATATAGGATCGAACGTTGTCGATATATCGAAAATTAAAGCGTGTGTGGGGAGCTACCCCTGCACGGTCGTAAGGACCTTAAACTAGTCGTCAGGGACGAGAGTCAAGACGATGGAACCTGTAGCCATCCGATTATGATAGATCGGAAATGATGGGACGCAAGCTGCTGCCTATCCAGTTGGTGAATAGTAGCCAGTATGCTATCATCGAGGATCCCGGTACGTTGAGGCGTGGTTGGAACATGTTCCAGCTCCGCCGCTTCATATCGGAGTTCTTGCGGTTATGCAAGGGACCCAAGACAATAAAAACCCACTGCAAGTCGGTCGAGAGGACCTGGCAGATCGTGCCAAATTATCTGTTTAACCAGAACAGATAGAGAAGGAGGATAAGGAAGAAAGAAACAACCTTAGTCCATAGCTGGGTTCATCTGAGTAACAGAAAGAAAGGAGCTTTTTGGTCCGGTAGCAAAAATGCCTCCTGAGCTGAGTGTGATCGCCCAGGGAAGGTCATTAGTTACGCGGACAGCAATGATGAAGTTCAGAGTCGTGCCAGCCGGGGCATCGTTGAATGTCAAAATCGCAGGTTCATTGACACAGTTGGTGTATGTGGCAGTCGGCTGAAAGGGAATACCAGATGTTGAAAACGTACGTAGATTCAACAAGAAGGTAGACCCAGCAAGAGTTTTTGGAAACTCCAAGCCGAGTGTGCCAGCACCGTCAATGACGCTGATGGGGCGATAATTACCATGGGGTACAACGGGGGGAGTACCAAGCCAATGGTTATTGTCGCATAAAGCACCAGCGGTATTCACAGCAGACATTGTGGTCCAAAGAATCTGATTTCCAAGAGAAGTAAATAATTGCTTCTTATAGAAAGTGATGTCATATGAGACCCAAAGTTCGCCGAGATTAACACCTGCGGTAGACATTCCCTGCGTTGCGATCTGGAAGTTGGCGAGATCGTAATTACGCTGGATGTCATTGGACGGGACCGCACCGTTGCGGATGGAGTACAACTGACGTTGTCGTTCCTTAGGACTACACTCAATAGCATGAATCATGGACTCACTCGCTGCGCAAGACATTGCATAGTCAGAGTTTTCCATTTCTACTTTGGTGGAGAACGGGAGGTCGACGACATCATACTCGGTAGCCGCAATCACAGTACCTAGAGCTTGAGAGGTACCGTTAAAGGTGGAAGAAGTTGATCGAAACTCGAATACAATTCCGTTGGGTTGCCATTGGTCAAAGTTGTTTGCCAAAGAAGATAACCAAGGAAAGGTAGAAGCGAGTCCGGGATTGATAGCAAATGTATCAAGGGAAAATCCGGAGGAGCCACTGACGAGGGCTCCAGAACGGATGTCACCAAGGTATTCGCGCTCAGTGACACGAAGGCCACGCTTGCCATCGGGAGTGAAGAAGGGGATCTGTGACGACTTTTGAAGGTTACCTCGCATGAGCGAGTTACCTTGAATTGTGTAGTCACCTTTACCGACAATACGGTTAAGGAAATCTCCTGCTTTCATACCGAGAGCAGCACCACCGGGTCCATATCTGGAACCGATAGCTGAGCCAATCTTAGATCCGGTAGAATTGGGGTTGAAGGGGCGGCGACGTTCGTTCGCGGCGGCCTTCTTGACCAACTTCTTGGTCTGGTTGAATAGTTGTTGTTTGCTGACCATTTTCTTGGATAATTATGTGAAATATCAGAAGAAAATTAAGGGAAAGCAGGGTGAGAGTGGTAAAAAGAGGGATTATTTCCGCTCTAGTTTGTTGGAACTTAGTGAAGTTCCTGTGGATGTATGGGATCCGCCTTCCCAGGCGGACTGTACATCACAGCAGATTAGGAGCCGTGCAGTCTCTCGACGATTTGGTTCGTAAGGAAGTATTAAG